TGATATTGCCGTTCTGTTCGGCAAGAAGTATCTTGGCAAGGTTCCCAATGATGCCGCTGGCCGGATTTCCCTTTGGAACGATATTGTGAAGCACCATCAGGAGCTTCAGAATATCCGGGCTATTGAGAACTTCTCCAGCGATAATGTGACGGTTGCCCAAGGCGATACCAAGAAGGCCGTTGTGGTGACGGACTATGTTACCCCGGTCAACGCTATGGCCCAGCTTTACATGACCGTCTATGTTCAGTAAAGGAAGGAGGGTTTGAACTATGGCAACTGTGATGAACGCCAAAGATGCCATTTCCGCTTCTTTGGCGGAATGCTTTGTGACCATTGATGGAAACCGTTACAACTTCATGCAGGCTATCAACCTTGAAGCCAACTTTGAGAAGAACAAGACGGAAGTTCCCATTTTGGGCAAGACCGGCAAGGGTAACAAGGCCACCGGCTGGACTGGTACGGGTTCCGCAACTTTCCATTACAACACCAGCATTTTCCGTGAAATGATGAAGCGGTATAAGGACACCGGTGAGGATGTCTATTTTGACATTCAGGTGACCAATGAAGATCCCACTTCTTCTGTGGGCCGTCAAACTGTGATCCTGAAGGATTGCAACATTGATGGCGGCATTCTGACCAAGTTTGACGCTGATGCGGAATACTTGGATGAAGATATGGACTTCACCTTTGAGGATTTCGAGATGCCCGAAACCTTCAATTTGCTGGCGGGAATGGAGTAACACTGTCAAAACCCGCCCCATTTTGAGAATGTGGGCGGGTTTTTTCTTTTATAATCATAAAAT